GCACTCCGAGATTTACTTTGATACGCTTTTACCCAGTTAGACGCTCTTATGGTTTAATGCGGAAAGGGTCAGACGTCCACACGCCCACAAACGCCAAAAGGGTCAGGGACGCTCCAGATCCAACGCCCGGCGAGCAGCGGACGACGCGGCCCGTGTGGCGCGGTCGGTGGGGCGTCCGGTCTTCGTAAAGGGGAAGAAGGGTCGGGCTGGGACTCGGCCGTCCGTGCTGCCGAGCTGGTGGATGGCCGCCAGGCTGTGACGACCGGCCCGGCGATCTGAGCCGACCACGACCTCCCGCGAGTTCACCGAAACCACCCGCGGCGAGTGGGCCAGGGCGGCGGACGCGATCAGCGGCTTCGAGCCGTAGCCTTTCCGCTTCTTTGCTTTCAGCGTGGCAGCCTTCAGCGGCGGCCAGACGGACGGGCGGAGGCTGGACTGGGTGAAGGCACGCTGGGCCAGGCTTACGATGGCCAGCCCCATGGCCTCCAGTGCTTTCCGGGGATTCTTCGCCCGGCGAGCACGGGCTTTCAGATCGGGAGTGAGGATGTCCCGGACTTTGGAAACGGTGACCTTCATGTCGCATCGTAAACCTCCAAAGGGATGCGGGCCAGCTCGGAGCCATCCTCCCGGCGGGCGATGACCTGGTCTCCCTCGATCTCGGGGAGATCACCGATGGCCAGGGCGATGTCCTCGGCCAGGTCAAAAGGGTGGCCGAGCTTCTGGATGCGACGGGCAAGGCGGGTGAAATCAAGCTGGGTCATACCATTGGAGACGTTGAAAAATGGACTTCATGCTCTCACGGATCGGGGCGAAGTCCTCGCTCGTCCACTGGGACGAGGGGGGATAGCCGGGGTAATTGTCGCGCCGCTTCTGGATGCTCTCCACCAGGCGAGGATTCCCACTCTCCTCCGCGATGAATTGAGCATAAGCCCGCGCCCACAGCTCCACGGGCTCGTTCAGGTAACGCATGTACTTCCGGGTGAAGTCCTTGTAATGCTCCGGCCGGCGGAGATCCGCCACGGCGGCGGACTTGTTCACGGCCTCCCAGAAGGCCTCCACCTCCGGCCAGTCCTGCCGGTGGAGCAAACCTTGCCCAGGCAGGGCCTCAAAGTCGATTTTGTGGCCGATCTCATGCACGATTTGTTGCGCCCAGAGGGCCTTCTTCCCCCATTTGATCTCGCTGGACCGGGGGGAGAAGTAGCCGCTGGAGCCCTCGCCCTGCCGGAGCAGGCTTTGGCGGAGCGGGCCGTCCCCATGGACCGCCTCGATGGCGTCCAGCATGTCTTCGAGCTGGGCATTCGCGGACTTCGTGTTCCGGGGGGCCGGGGAAACCTTGGACGCCACCCCATCGGCGCGGCGGGGCTTGCCTCCGAGCTGCGTGACGACCTTCGCCACCGTCGAGACCGCCTTGGCGGCCTTTTTCGCCTTCTCACCATTCAGCCATCCCCAGGCCGTCCGACCATCCGGCAGGCTGGCCCCCTGCATCGCCGTTTTAAACTCCCCCCACGTCTGCGGATCATACCGCGTTTCGAGCTGGTCCAGAGGCAAGGCCAGGCTGTCCGGGTCAAAGACGTAGCCCGTGGGCTTCCCGCGCATGCGGTCCGAGCGAATGTCGAATTGCTGGGCCGGGCCACGGTCGAGACGACCATCCTCCGCCAGGCGGAGGGCGGAGCCTTCCAGCACCCGCTGGGCCTCCGGCGGCTTGCGGGCGTCCTCGGCCTTCAGCTCGTCCACCTCCTCCGGCAGGAGCGGCACCTTCCGGCAACGGCACCCCCATTGCCAGGGCGGGCTGTGATCGTGCCAGAATTTGCTTCCCGCCGGGGCCACCACCTCATTCAGGGCGGCATGGGCCGGGCGGACCTTCTCGTCCCCGCTGCTCAAATACTGCCAAAAGGGGAAAACGTCCTCCTGCCGACGCATGACGGCGTGCTGGGTGACCTGGTAGGCCTGAAAGCCATGCGTGCGGAGGAGCAGCTCCGCCCGTGCCTCGCGGCTTTTTTGAGCATCCCCGGTGGCATCGTCGCCGATCCACGGCCCCAGCTTCTCGACGAGCTGCTTCTTGGCCTTCTCCCATTCGAGACCCTGGGGCAGCTCGGCCAGGATGTCCCGGATCTCGCCCACCACGGCGGCGTCTTCGACACCGGTGACCACGATGGCGCGGGCTCGCAGCTCCGGGAGCAGGGCATCGAAGACCTCCCGCGAGACCGCAGGCTTGTTTTTCAGCCACGCGGCGGCCTCTTTGTGAGGCATCGGCTCCAAAAGGAAGGCATCGGGGAGGGCGTCAGGCATGGGCAGGCCCCTCCTATCAGCCGAAAAGATCAAGCTGGCGCTCCTCTGCGTCCCTTGCGGGCTTTTTCGACCACTTCTTCCGGCGGCTGCCCTCCTCCTCGTCGTCCTCATCCAGCGAAAACCGATCCGGCCGCGTCTCCTCCGTCTCGCGGTTCGCGAGGTAGTAGGTTTCGAGCCGTTCCTGGGTCCACCACGACGGCTCCCCCTCCACGATCCGCGTGGCGTGGAAATGCTCAATGATGGACGGCAGGGACACCCACAGGCCGCGAGGCGTCACCAGACTCGTCTCCAGGAAACCCGCCCGGGCCAGCCGCGAAAGCTGCCGCTGCGTGCATGGGAGGCCCAGATCCCGGCACAGATCCCGCGTCACCTTCACGAAAGCATTCCACTCCTGGGGGATGAGGGCAAAACGCCCGTCCGGCTGCCTCGCCAGCTTGCAGACCACATACCGGCCCAGGCCGCGAGCCTCAAACGCCGGCACCTCCACCACCCGCCCCGGAAGGAACTCCACCGCCACGACCTTCCCCTTCTCCGCTCGGAGCGTCGGGGGGCCTTTCGGGCTGGTCGTGGGTCGGTTCATGGGGTAAAAAATCAGGAATGGCGTCCAAACTGCTCCCGCCAGCGGGCGGCGGCGTCCGCCGGATCGAGCGGGGCGGCCTCCTCGGCGGGAGGCTCTGACCTCTGACCTCCGCCTTCTGACCGGCGGGGCTTGAAGGGGCTTTTCGCGGCCTCCTCGACCGCCAGATTGAGATCCTCCTCAAAGCGGTCCGGCTGCTCGATCAGGTTGCTGAACTTCAGCGCCCCTTCATTCCGCTCCCCTTTGCCGATCTTCCGCCGGAGGTAGCCGATCACGCGGGCCAGCTCCGTCTCCGTCCAGGCAAAGTCCGACCACTTCAGCCACTCATACCAGCTCCGCTCCCGCACGATGTTCAGGGCGATCTTATACCCCGTCCGGGCCTCATAGGCCGCATGCAGGGCTTTGACGAGCTGGGGAAGGTTTGGAGGCATCGGCATAAGTCAAAAAGGTCAGTCAGGTCACTCAGGTCAGACGGCGGAAAAGATGGGCAAAAGCTGCCGCAGCCTGGAGAGCCACCACGCCGTTGCCTCCGCACCGAAGCTGGTCGGGGCGGGCTGCGTCCAGTGCCACGGCCACCCCATCAGCCAGCACACAAAGCCCGGATTCAATCGCCGGGGCAAGGTGAGGGGCTCCGGCGAGGATAGGGGCCCAGGCTCCGAAATCGTCGGGACCAGGGGCAAAGATTCCGCCACGTCCGAAAGGTTCGCGCCTCGGCGTGAGGCCTCCGAGCGGTAAAAGGTCGTGCCCAGTATTTCCATGCCGCGGCCCGCTTGCGTGTCGGAGGTCCGAGGCGTCGGCCACTGCGCCGCCTGCGCTGGCAGGGGCTTCCCGCCCGCTCCAAAGGCCATGTTCGGCCCGCCCTTCTCGCCATCGCTCGCCCTCGGCGTGCCCCACTGCGCCGCCTCCGCGCTCAAATGCTTCCCATGCTGGCCGGCTGCGGCGGTCGGGGTCGTCTTCACCGTGCGGTTCGTGCTCTCGCTGGCCGTGGGGCTCGGCCACTGCCGCGCCAGCCCGTTCAGCGTCGGACGCTCCGCGCCCTTCGCTCCCCGGTCCCGCTGATAGGAGCCTTGTGCTTCGTTCGCCCGGCAGGTGGACCAGGATGAAGACACGTTCCCGCCGATGGCTTGCGCCCACGTCGCTCGCACGGACGAAGAGCGGGTCTTCGATCTCGTAACCCAGAGCCGCCAGCGAGTCGCCAAATCGACGGAACGCCCCGCTCGTGACCCATTGAGGGACATTTTCGAGGCAGACCAGGGCGGGCGCACACTCGGAGACGATGCGCAGCGCATGGGGGAGAGGTCCATCCCCCTTCCCATAGCTTCGCTCGTCTCGCAGGCCTCGCCGCTTCCCGGCGGCGGAGTAGGGCTGGCAGGGCAGCCCGGCGGCAAAGAGGTCACAGTGACCCCACAGAGGGCGGGCGTCCAGATCTCGGAAGTCGCCACAGAAAACAGGCGCTGGCTCCAGGCTCTGCTCTTCCATCCGGGCCAGGAGCACGGCTGCCGCGTAGGCTTCCCTTTCAGCGAAACCCAAAACCCGCGGCCAGCGCCCGGTGACGTGCTCAAAAGCGAGCTTGACGGCGAGGGCGAGCATGCCAGTCCCGGAGCAGAGGGAGAGCAGGCCAGGGCGGAGAGTTGAGGAGGAAGCAGCCACATCAGAAAAAGTTTCAGGTTTCAAGTTTCAGGTCAGTCAGGTTAATGCAGTCACCCCAGACTCAGCTCCTCCTGCGTCTCCGTCCCAAAGGCTGCCTCCTGCCGCCGCGCATGCTCCTGGCGGGCCTCGGCACCGCTCAGGGCCTCGTAGGTGCCCTCGTGGCCCTCGCGGTCCAGGCAGCGCACGAAGCCGAGCTGGAAAAGCTCAGTCAGGCGAGGGCGCACACTCAGCACCTCCCAGCCCATCGCGTCCGCCAGTTGGCGCGTGGTCGAGGCCCCATAGCGGCGGAGGGCATCAAGGACGGTGAGACGGTTGCCGGTGACCTTGGCTTGGAGATCCTGGAAGGTGGCGTTTCGATGGTCGATGGGTTGCATGACAATTTTCAGTTTTCAGTTTCCAATTCTCAGTTTTCAGTCCCGCCAAAGGTGTTCTCCGGCATCGGAACCTCCGCCCCTAGGTGGGCGGGCCGCTCCAGCAGGTTCAGGGTTTGAAAGGTCCCCGCGCCGCTCTGGAGCTGGTAAAGCGCCCCACAGCATTCCGTGCGGAATTGAAGGGCATGGCCCGTCGTCACAAAGTCCGGCCACCACTGGCCGCACACGCACTGCACCCCACGGAGGATGCCGCGATGACAAAGGAACTCGCTCATCACTTCGCGTCTCCTTTCTCTTTCGGCGACTCCACGGGAGCGGCAGGTTTCATAAAGGGCACCGGAGCCGCCTTGGCCCGGCGGGCCAGCGAGCGGAGGCGCTTGATTTGAGCAAGTCGAGTGGGTGAAATCATAGTCTCAAAGTCTCCTGGTCTGATTGTCTAGCCTTCGCCTTCTCCTGCCTCGCCGCCCGCTTCCGCTTGAAGCGGTTCGCGGCCTTCCCCCGTCCGGCGGCGGCGTTCGCGTTGTTGCGGAGGGTGAAAACCACGCTCCAGACCTGCTTCGCGTTCAGGTCCCGGAGGTGCGTGCCTTTGTAAAAGCGGCTGGCGATGGTCTGCGCCGCCTGCCAGCCCTGCCGCGTCTGCGACAGGTGCGTGCGCAGCGCATGGCGGGCGATCTCCAGGGCGGCCACTTCCGCCTTCTTCCGTGCCGCGGCAGCGGCGGCATGCTTCCGTTGGAGATCAAGGAAGTGGGCCTTGATAAGCTGGTAATGCCTCACACAGGCCTCCGAGATCGTGGGGCCGCCCGTGGCCTTCCGTGTCTCCGCCTGGCGCCAGGTCTCGAAGCAGGTGCCTTCCTCCAGGTCTCCCGCCTCGATCATCAGCCTCAGCGCCGCCTTCGCCACCTTCACGAGCTGCCACTTCGCCTCATTGTCCAGCGGGCGGGAGAGCCCCCGCTCGCTCGCCGGGTCAATCCGGTCAGCCTTGTCAATCCGGTCCGCCTCCGCCGCCGCCGCCAAGGGCGTGGCGTAGCTCGTCACCTGGGCGGTGGCGGCAGCGTGGGCGTCTGGATCGAAGGGGAGCATGGCGGGGGAAGAAGAGGGGGAGACAATGAGACCGGGGGACTAGGAGAGGCGGAGGCCGCCGCACAGGCCCAGCGTGGTCAGGGCATCGCGGGTCCGTTTTTCGTGGGCGAAGACGCCCGCCTCGAAGATCTGGTGGCGGATCTGGGCGGCGCTGTCCTGCCGGTGAAGCGTGAAGCCGTGCTCGTTTTTGAGGCAGGCCTCCGTGCTGAAATGCGCCTCGCAGCTCGCGGCATCGTAGCTCGCCAGCTCATAGCCCAGGCTGCACAGGGTATTCAGCACTTCGAGGCTCCAGCCATCTTCGCGGAGGAGATGTACATCGGTGTCCTTCATGCGTGGCGGGCTGGGTAAAGGGTGGGACGTGCTGCCGCTCCAGCCTGGAGTAGCCGTTGGATGCGGCGGGCACGACGGCGGACCAGTTGGAGGACATCCTTTGCGGGAAATCTCTCCCACTGAGCACTGGGCACTGAGCACTGAGCACTTGGGATCTTCATGCCTTTGGGCTCCCTTCCATGTCGAGTTCGATGAAGAAGTCCTCGCTGGTCGTCATCTTCACGCCAGCGGCCACCAGAAAGACTTCGTGATCCTTCCAGTGCTTCTTCATGGCCTCCTTGTCCGGGGCCTCTTTGGTGCGGATGAAAAGCTCCTGGAGCTTCTTCGAGGCCTCCTTGAGCTTGGCGAGAACGCCCTTGGCACCGCCGGCCTTCTTGGTGAACTCGATGGCTCCGCCGTTGCTGCGGTAGCCCAGGACATGGCCTTCGAGCGTGAAGCTCTTGGTCTTGCCTTTGAGCAGGTCCTTCCGGCGGGCATCCAGCCAGTCCCGGATCTGCTCCGCCAGCTCTTTCTCCTTGGCGGCATGCTTCGTGATCTCCGGCTCATGCCGGTCCTTCACCTTTGCCAGCTCGGCATTCAGCTCGGCGGTCAGGGATTGCTGGAGCGTCCGCTCCCGGCGCATGCAGGCCAGGGCGGCGGTAACTTGGTCGAGGGATTCGAGTTTCATGGGTATTCAATTTTCAGTTTCCAATTCTCAGTTTTCAGTTCCGCCCCCGCAGGAGCACACTCGACGCCCCCGCCAGCCCCGTCAGCGCCACCAGCGACGCCAGGACCTTCGTCCCCGGCTCCGTGATGGTGACATGCACCCGCCGCAGATCCGGCCCTTGGCGGTCACAGGCCACCAAGCCCAGCGACTCCATCCGCCGCGTGATGAGCGAGCAGTTCGGTTGCGTCACTTTCAGCGCATCGGCCACGCGGGCCATGGTCAGCGTGCCATGCCGTGCCAGGACGATGAGCAGCAGCGCGGACCGCTTGGAGAGTTTCAGCCGGCATAACGTTTCCAGGCAGCCCTGGACGGCGTGGAAGGTCTCGCTGGCCGTGTCGAGGCCCGCCGTCGTGGCCGTGGCCGCCAGCGCCAGGTGCGGGTAGTCCGAGAGCTTCGGAGCCGCCTCCGAGGAGGAGGCCTTGGCGCGGAGGCTGCGAAGCAGCGGAGAGGTAGGAGAAGGGATGAAAGGCATAAAAGTCAGTCAGGTCAGGGGTGTCAGTCAGGTCAAAAAACAGTCCTCACGCCGCCAGCCGCAGCGTCTTCGCCCGCGCCCTCAGCTCCAGCTTGGCCTGGTGCGTGAGGCTTTCCGCCGTGGGGGCTTCCTTGGCCTTCGTGGCGGCCTTGGCGGTGCGGATGATGGTCTCCCGGACGAAGGCCAGGTTGCCGTGGTTGAGCGCCATCTCCGCCAGTTGGCGGGCCGTGGTGCCCAGGTCCTTGGCAGGCAGGTCCAGCGCCGGGAGGCGACGCTTCAGCAGCAAGGCCACGTCCTCGGCATTCAGCGTGCCCAGCTCGATCCGAGCCAGCAAACGGTTCCCGGTGAGCTGGGAGAGGTCGTCCCAGTTGTCCCGCTCCAGATCGCGGAAGAGGCGGGGATGACAAAGCATGATGATCTTTACCGGGCTCTCATTGAGCAGGGTCTTCACCACGCGGAGGCAGCGGACCCCGAAATCATGGACCTCATCCAGGATGAAGATGATGGGCCGCTCATTGAGGACCGTGGTCAGCAGGTCCAGGCGGGCGGCCTGGCTCCGGCCCGTGGCCTCGCGGCCCAGCGCCCGGAGCATGGCTGTCAGCATCGCGTTCGGGCGATCTCCCCACCCGGCGCTGGCCTCGATGGTGAAGACCTGGGGCATGGCCGCCATGGCGTTGTAGGATTTAGCCACGATTTGGCCAGCCGAGGTTTTGCCCGAACCGGTGAAGCCCTCCACGATGATGAGCTTTGCCTTCGTGCGGCTCAGCTTCAGGCGCACCATTTGCGCCCGAACGGCCTTGGTCGTCGAAAGGTCGTCATAGAGCGGGTCCTCATCGCTGGCCGCCGCTTCGAGGCCGTCGAGGGCTCCGCGATAGGCCGCATGCAGGGCGGCCAGATCTCCGAGGCTGGCAAAGTCGCCACTTCGGATGCGGTCAAAGGTCCGGTCTGATTTGAGGGCCGGGATCTGGCGGAGCAGCTCCGCCTTTGTCCAGCCCTCCGCCTCCGCGTGTTCCGCGAGAAGGTGGGCCGCTTCCTGAAGCTCACGCTCCAGGGCTTCGTTGTTGGTCGTGGGTGTCGTTTGCATGGGTCGGTTGCGGGGAAAAGGTTTCAGGTTTCAGGTTCAGAGGGGCGGCATGCAGGCCTCAATGCTGGCCAGCTCGGCTTCGATCTCGGCCAGCGTCTTCCGCCCCTCTGCATCGGCAGCCAAGGTTTCAGCCAGGCGGGCACTCAGGGTGCGGTGGCCCATTTGGACCTCCGCCAGATGGACAAGCAGGCGGGTCCGCTTATCCCCCAACTCCTGGAGGCGTTTGAAATCGTTTTCCTCGATCACGCGAGGCGTGACGGCTTTCGGTGCAATGGCGGAACGGGTGTTATTTGGTCGTTTCATGGGTCGGTTTGTCGGTTTGTTTGTCGTTTTGGAGTCCCGGCTTCAGCCGGTTCGGGAAAGTCAGGCGGCCAGGCGGGAGCGGTCCCATTCCTGGACCTCGTAGCCATTGGCCGCGGCGGCCTCCCTCACCCGCTCCTGGAAGGGGCGGCGGTCGTCGGGATCGTCCTCCACGCGGAGCAGCTCCACGCCCGTCTCCAGGTCACACAGGGAGGCCGAGAGCTCGTCGAGCTCGGTGAGGTCAAAGATGGCAAGGACGGGGCGCATGGCGGGGAGGGGGAGACTTGGAGACAGGGAGAGGGGGAGAGGCTCAGGCACAGGCCGGGCAGGTGTCCCCGGCGGCTTGCTTCACGAGGTAGGTGGCCAGCGGATGCCCACCGCAGACCACACAGGTGCCGCGCCCCAGCTCCTCCAGGAGCCCCGGCAGTTCGGCGGCAGGCAGGAGGCCCAGAAGAAAGTCCAGCTCGTCCTGGGCGGCGGCGAAGAAGGCGGCGCGGAAGGTGCCCACCGTTTCGGCGGGGGCGGTCACATAGTTCTTCCAGGCCTCATAGGCCGCCTCGTAGGGCGTCCCCCGGCATCGGAAGTCCCGGCCATCGGCATAGACCGGGCAGCCCTCGCAGCAGATCGAAAGCTGGGCTTCGTTGAAAAACAGGCCACACAAAGCGCAATCCCAGGTAGAGGGGCGCTCCCCAGCTCGTTGCGTGCCCGTCGCCAGGCGGTGCCAGTGGCGGCAGCTTTCTTTGAGGGCTTCGAGAGTTTCGGTCTTCATAAGGTCGGTTCAGTTCAGGTTCAAAAATCACAAAGCCATCGCCGCGGCCTCCTCCGCCTCGTCGAACTCCTCGACGAAGACGGCAGGCACCGCCCGGCGGGCAGGCATCGAAAGGGGCTCCGGCTCCGGGCTTGAAACTTGAAACCTGGAACCTGAAACTTGCCCGGAGGGCATGACTCGGCCTTCCGAGGGCATCACGCTCCGCTCCGGCGGCGGCTCCGCCGTGTGGATCTCGGGGCGCGGGGCATTCGCCGCCGCAAAGGCATTGCCAAAACCATCCTGCGCATGGGAGCGGCGACGACCGTCAAAGGCCGTCCCCGCGATGATGGCGCGGAACTCCTGGCGGACCTGCGCAGCGGCGCGGGCCTGCCCTGGCGCATAGCCACGGGCGGAAAGGTCTTCTTGCGGCGCATCGGCCATGTGATCGGCCACGCCCATTCGTTGGAGGAAGCCCCAGCCATCGCGATTGCGGGCACTGCGGTCCCGGTTGAAGATCGTGCATCCGGCCCAGGCCTCGCTAGGGTCAAAGGCCACCATGACCTGGTGCCCATCCACGAACTGCGCCCCGGCCATGCGACTGGCTCCATGCAGGCGGAAGCGGAACGAAACCGGGTAGTGGTTCACCTTCACCTCGACACAACCCTTGCGGATCGTGGCGGGCACCTTCACCGGCAGGAAGCGCCAGCGTTCATTCTGCGGGCAGGGGCGTTTGACATGCTGCGCCCACAGCTCCGCCGGGGAGAAGGTCTTGTTGCCAAACGTCTGCCGCTTCTTCGGGCGCTCGTCGAACAGCCGCATGGCGTTCAGGACGTGGTCCGCGCTTTGCTCGATGGTCCAAAACTTCGCCAGGGCCGCCGCGTCCCGATCACTGCGGAGCATGGCTCGCGTGGCGGCCTCAAACTCGCCGCGCTCGCGGCCGATGCTCATTGTGCGACCGTCCCCACCGTGGTCCATGAGGCTCTGGAGCAGGTTGAAGGCTCCCTCGATTTCCTTGCCACGGCTGGAGAACTTGACCGCAATTTTGACCACGGCATCCAGCCCGCCAAAGCGGACGGCATTCCCCTCGTCATCGAACTCGCCGGGGATGGGTGAACCAAAGATGAAGTTGTTGTCCCACCGACCGCGTTCAATGCGCCAGATGAGCGGCAGGCCATGCTCGTCCACGAGAGCGGCAAAATGCTTCGCGATGTCCTCGGCGCGGTAGCTGTCCCGGTCCCGGCCAATGTGGCTGGCTCCCAGGAAATGCAGGGAGAAGGCATCCGTCGTGAAAAGCGCCTGACGTCCCAGCAATTCCTTCTCCGAGGCCGCATCGTAGAACCGGAACGGATCATTGAGGCTCATGTCATCGCTACACCAGATGGCACCCGCGAACCACGGCAGGCGCTGGCCGTCCTCGTCGATGATGAAGGCTCCCTTGCGCTCCGTGCCGCCGCGATTTTGCAGCGCCTTCGGACCCCGGAAGGCAGCCTCTTCGTCCTCGGACACCCGGCAGGCACGTTGGATGCTCTGCGGCCAGGTCACCGGCTTCCGGGCCTCGACGAATTTCCGCCAGTAGGCCTTCAGGGCGGCAGCCTTCGCGGCATCCAGCTTCGCGTTGCCCTCGACGGAACGGCGGGCCTTCACCGCCGTTTCGTCCAGGACATCACAAGCCAGGCTTGCCCGCAGCGCCGCGAAGTAGGGCTCCTCATTGCCATCCAGCGCCTCGGCAATCGCTGCCTCGACCGCCAGCGGGATCGAGCCCTTCACCAGCCGCCAGAAGCGGAGGCGGCGCGTCTCCGCCTCGCTCAGGTCAAAGAGCACCTTCCGGCCCCGTTTGGGGGCCTGGCTCAGATCCGGCAGGAAACCGCTCTTCGACTCCTCCACCTGGCGCTGCCAGCGGTAAAAGGTCGGAAACGGAATGCCCACCTCCGCACAGGCCCGGCGCGTCGGCATCTCCGCCGAAAGCGCCGCCACCTGGGCGAGGAGCATGGAACGATCTGCAAGGGTGAACATAACGAAAGGTGAGAAGTGGAAGAGGGGAGCGCGGGCACTCCTGCCCGCCGTGTTCCGGGGTCAGCCCGGCAGATGCAGCCGCTGGCGCTTCGTGAGCCGGAAGGCATTCCGTGGGCGGCCCTTGAGCCGCTGAACGACGCCGCAGACAAAGCAGGCCGCCGCCGCCGAAATGGGCAGGTAAACACAAGCCAGGGCGAGGTAGTAGAGGGGAGAGTGGGGAGCATTCATGGTTCGTTGTTCGTAGTTCGGGCTTCAGCCCGTCCGGTTCGGGTTAAGGGTCAGGCCTTCGCGGCCTCGGTGAACACGCTGGCGTTGCGCAGCGCCGCCACGAGGCAGCGGTGGAGGAGCTGGCCTTTGTCCGTGATCTCCACGGTCCAGCCCGGCTTGGCGTCACGGTCCGCCCGTGGCGTGCTCCGGCGCACCGTGACGAGCCCGGCCTTCACCAGCGCATCCACACAGCCAGGCACCACGCCTTTGTTCAGGATGCCGTGGCTTGATCCACCCGCGCCATTCAGCAGCGTGGCGATCCGCGCACTCTGCCGGCGGCCCGTGTCCATGGCGGCCACATCACACAGCACCAGGAGAGAAGAGTCATTGAGGTCAGTCGGGTCCATAAGGTCAGAAGTCAGAGGTGAGAGGTTCAGCTCCACGTGGCCGGTTCATCCGCCGCCGCCAGCGCCTCGGCCAAAGCCAGGCGAAACTCCGGCGTCATGTCCGCCTTCACGCGGGCGGTCAGCAGGCGCTGGGCCTTGAGCCGCTCCTCGGCGTCCCAGCTCGTGAAGGCCTTAGAAAGGCGGACGAGCTGGCTCAGGGGAGCGTCGAGGTGGTGGAAGCCCGTCTGGGCCTTCGGCTTGCCACCCGTGGCGTCACCCCCGGCGATGCCCGCCAGGATGCCGCCCAGGCCCGCCCCGCCCCAGATGAGGTGTTCATACTTCTCCCGCTTCGCGGCGGCCTCGATGGCCTCCGGGCTGCTCGCCGCATGGCCGGGGGCATAAAAGGCCCGGTAAAGGGCCACCGCTTGATCCACCGTGTCAGCCGAAACGCCCAAGCGACGCCCCAAAGTCGATGCGTTCAAAACTCCGATTGAATCGGAGTTTTTGGAAGGGCGTCCTTCACCTGCCTCGCAAACCTGCGGATGCTGGCACACGCCCAGCCACGCCCGCTGCCCCTTGGTCCAGTGACGACGACCGATCACGCTGGCCTCAATGATCTGCATGGCCTCGGCTTCCGAGACCTCAATGAGCGGCACCTTCTGACCTCTGACTTCTGACTTCTGACCTCTGGCCTCTGCATTGTCATCCACCCACTCCAGCCGGTGCCTGCCATCCACCGCCACCCAGCGGCGGCCTTGGCGGAAGGCCTTGATCGGCTCCACAATACCCAGATCATCCAGGCTGCTCCGCAGGGCATCGTGCTCCGCCATCATCTCCACGCCCTGCGCCTTGATCTCCGGCTTCGGGCTCGTGATGAACTTCGCCGCCACGTCCACCATCATCGGAACGATGGCGAGACGTGGATCAATGGTAATCAGCTCACGGCGCACCAGATGCACCGTCATCGTGCCCTTGCTCGCCCGATGCTGGGAGGCCTCGTGAACCTGAAAGGGATCGTTAAGGTGCATGTCGTCCGTGCGCCAGATGGCGTCCTTCCGGTCAGTGAGGTCAGTCCGGTCACTCATGCGGTCACCTCCTGCGCGTTCAGCTTTGTCTGGAGGTGGCGAATGCGGGCAGTGGCTTCGACGATCACATCACGCCCCGCCTCCACTTGGGATGAGACGAAACTGAGCAGGTAGCCCAGCTTGAAAGCGGGCTCGTCAATGCGAGAGTCTTGAGCCTCCAAGTCGAGGAGGAGGGTGAGCAAGGCCTTGGTGTCGATGGGCATGAGGTCGATGGTCGGTTGAGGTTGAAATCAGGCGGCCAAAGCTGCCGTGGCGAGATCCGCCCGAATGAGGCGGCGGACGTATTTGCTGAAGTCGAGGTCCTCGGACTTCACGCGGCTCTGCGCATGGTCCCAGAGCGTGCTCTCGATGCGGACGGCCTTCACGAGGCAGCCTTTGGCGCGGTGTTTATGGGGTTTGGTTTTGGCGCGGTTCATTGGGGTGGGGTGTCGTATTCTGTTATACAGCATATAATCGGTTTATACACCCGCAAGCCCAAAGTGTATAAATTTTGGCGACACCTTCACGCACTCATCTTTCCGCTTGCGCCTGTGCTAATGGTTTATACACTGCTTGCCCATGGCAAAGCGCCGCCCAGCAGCCCTCTCAATCCGGCCCGAAGAATACGAAGCCGCCAAGGCCCGTGCCGATGGCCTGGGTCTGAACTTCTCCGCGTATGTGAACAGCCTCATTCGGGCGGACATGAGACTCCGCGCTCCCATCACGCTCCAGGAGACGCCCGCCCCTTCCACGCTGCCACCCATCCCGCCGCGCCAAGCCGTTACCTACGACAAGCCCAAGCGCCGCTCTTCTTCCAAAAACTCCGATTGAATCGGAGTTTCCGGCCTTCGACGCCATGAGATCGCTCCTCCACCTCCTCCGCGCCGCCATCACGTCCTTCGTGCAAGGCTTCGTTTGGATCATCGCGGCAGGCCTGGGCTTTCTCTGCCTCGTCGGCTTTTTCATCGAGCAAGGGCGCATCAAACGGGAGGCCGACGAAGCGGCCAAGGCCGCCGCCATCCAAGCCAAGGAGAATCCGCCACCCACCGAAGAGGACCAGGTCCGCGCCTTTGCTCTTTGGGGCCTGACGCTGGCGGAAGTGGAGCGGCAGCACGGCAAGGCCCTGACGAAGCACAGTTCCACCGGCTGGGCCTTCTGGCCCCGCTTCAAGGCCCACTTCATCAACGGCCGCGTCGATGAATACGGCCCCTGGACGCCTGTCACCGCGCCGAAGCAGGAAGCTCATTGACCGAGCCTCAGCGAGGCTCAACGCCCCGCCCGCCCGTCACTCCGGCCCGCCCGCATCGCTACGCGAAGCGTTGCGGGCAGGTCAATCCCGTCAACCTTGTCACCCCCCCGAAAACACCGATTGAATCGGCGTTTCTCCCCCAAGCACCCTAGCGTCACGACACGCTAGAAAACCGGCGCACCATCGCGGGCATGCCACAACCGGCCCCCCGCAAGCTGCCCACTTCCCTCTCCCTCCTCTGCCTCAGCGCCGGGGCGGTGGATCGTGCCAGTGGCGAGCTCCCGGAGCGGCTCCTCATTCTCCCCTGGGGCCAGCATGATCTGGGCAAGCGCGGCACCGCGCTTTGTAATGACTTCACCGTCGCTCTCTTTGCGGACGCGATGAAGGCCCTGAAGCTCAATGGCCCCGTGGCCCTCGACTTCAACCACAACAGCCTCCCTGGCCATGCCGCCTACCTGGCCGAAAAGGAACCCCGCCGGAAGGCCGCCTGGGGCACGCCCCTCGTCGTCCCTGGCGAGGGCATCTATTTGACCGCCCTCACCTGGACCCCCGAAGGCCGGGACGCCTTCCTCGGCGGCCACTTCCAGGACATTAGCCCCGTCATCTTCCGGGACAAGGCAAACCACGTCATCGCCATCCATTCGGCGGCTCTCTGCGATCACGGCGAGGTCGATGGCCTCACCATCGAGGCCGCCACCGCCCCGCCCGAACTCCAGTCCGCCTTCGCCGCCCTCTCCAGTCTCCCCGTCTCCCCGTCTCAAAGTCTCCCAGTCTCAAAGTCTCCCAGTCTCCCTGTCTCCCCGTCTCCCACCACCCCACCCATGAAACCCGAAATCCTCGCGGCCCTGGCCGCTCTCCTCAAAGGCATGGACATCGAACTGGCCGCCGAGCCGGACGATACCATGCTCGCCGATGCCCTCACCGCTGCCGCTGGCAAGCTGGACGACATGAAGGCCAAGCTCACCGCCGCCGCCGCCCCTCCTGAAAAGAAGGAAGAGGTCAAGCCGGATGCCCTCTCCGCCCAGATCACTGATCTGCAAACTCAGCTCGCCACGATCCGCGCCGAGAAAGACCAGGCTCGCCGCGATGCCCTCATGGCCGAGGCCATCCGCGATGGCAAGATCATCCCCCTCAGCTCCGACCTCTGGAACAAGGCCCCCGTCGATGTCTGTGAAGGCCTCGTCAAAGCCGCCAAGGCCGGCGAGGTGCCCCTCAAGAGCAAGATGCCCGAAGGCGAGCAAACCGAGGCCAAGCCCCTCGCCCTCTCCGCCGAGGTGATGAGCAACATGGGCCTCACTGCCGAAGACCTCGCCAAATACGGCCCCAAGGACGCCTCCGCCGCCTGATTCCGCTCTCGTCACCCTCAAGCCAGCCCATCCCCCGCCAAATCGCCCGCAAAGGGCCGCAAACCATCACCCTCCACCCCTCCACCACCCCATGAAACACCCGCTTAGCAAACTCCTTGCCGTCGCCACCCTGGTCTTCGGCCTCACCGCCCTCCTGCATGTGGTCTCCACGCCCTCGCAGGCCGCCACCACCACCTCCATCAAGATCACGAAGCGCGATGGCACGACCACGTCCTTCCCCGTGGCCGCCAGCACGAAGACCCTAATCGGGGCCTTCGCCGCCCTCGATGGCTCGAACAACCTGGTCAACGCCACGGATGCCAGCGCCCGCCGCGTCATCGGCCTCCACGCCGATGAGACGGACAACAGTTCCGGATCCGCAGGGGATCTCTCCAGCCCGGTGGTCAAAGGCTGCTTCCTCGTGAAGAACTCCGGCTCCAACGCGGTCACCGATGCCCACATCGGCCGCGCCTGCTACATCGAGGACAATGAAACCGTCGCCAGCGATGACGGCACGAACGTCGTTGTGGCCGGCATCGTCGAGGATGTCACCTCGGACGGCGTCTGGGTCTGGGTGGGCCTGCCCTACTCCAACGGCGTGGCTCCCGTGACCGTCTCCCTCACCTCCACGAACGGCACCATGGCCGCCGCGGCCGATGACGCCGCCACCAAGGCCGAAGGTGAAAAGATCGGGGACGATGTCCGCGCCATCCACGCCGCCCTCGTCCTCCACGGCCTGCTGAAGTGATCGCCACCGCTCCACCCCTCCTCCACTCCACCCATCCCTGACCCCACTCCTCCATGAAAAACGTCGTCACCAACGCCCTGCTTCGCGACATCGACAAGGGCCTCCAAACCGCCTTCAACAAAGGCCTCACCACCGCGCCGGACCTCATCTCCACCCTCAGCCTCATGCGCGTGAACTCCTCCGCCAGTGAGGAGCTTTACGGCTGGCTCAAGGACCTGCCGGAACTCGCCAAAAACCCGGACGAGATCAAGTGGCATGCCGTCGAGCTCGAAGGCCACGCCATCAAGAACGACGAGTTCAAGGTGGGCATCACCGTCCCCCGCAAGGCCATCGAGGACGATCAATACGGCATGTTTGCCAACATCGCCCAGAAGCTCGGGGCCAATGGCCAGGGCGCTCCCACCTATGAGCTGCTCACCCTCCTGCCGCTGCTCTTCACCACCGCGAAGGCCTACACCGGCAAGAGCTTCTTCGCCACCGACCACAAGATCGGCGGCGTGGAGTTCAGCAACAAGATGCTCAAAAAGCTCTCTGCGGCCAACTTCGAGACCGGCTATGCCGCCCTCCGTGGCATGAAGAAAGGCACCGGACAGCCTCTCTTCACCCTCATGGACCCCTCCAAGGTCTTCCTCCTCGTCGGGGAAAACTACGAATCCACGGCGGACAGCATCGTGAAGCTGGACACCCTCTCCACCGGGGGCCGCAACCCGAACTACAACAAGGCCAAGGTCGTCGTGATCCCTGGCCTCGGCGATGCCTGGATGATCTTCGATTGCTCCGACATGGTCACCCCGATCATCTTCCAGGATCGCATCCCGCTGGAACTCACGACCGCCATGAACCTCACGGACGAGAACGTCCTGAACAGCGACGAGTTCAAGTGGAAAGCCCGCCGCCGCTTCGCCCTCGGCACCGGCGAGCCCCGCCGCGCCTACGGCTCCACGGGTGCCAACGCCGCCTAAGCCCTCCCGCCTCTGACTCCACCGGGGGCGTGGCCCTCCGCGCCCCCGGTTTTTTCTTCTCCCTGTCTCCAAGTCTCCCCGTCTCCTGGTCTCCCAGCCTCCCCTTTCCGCCATGAAACACCTCTTCCGCCTCCTGGCCCTCGCTGCCATCGCCGTCCTCGCGGCCTCTCACGTCCGCGCCGCCGATCTCTCCATCACCGGCACCGCCGTCATCCCCTCCGCCTCCGCTGTCATCGTCCAGTCCACCGCAGGCGAGGCCATCACCCGCGGCCAGCTCGTTTACAAGAAGGCCAGCGACCGCAAAATCTACAAAGCCGATTGCGATTCCGCCACCGCTGAGGTCCGCGATGTCGTCGGCATCGCCGTCACGGATAGCTCCGCTGGCGGCCCCATCGCCTACGTCACCGAGGACCCCGATCTCGCCATCGCTGCCTCCGGGCTCACGAACGGCACCATCTACCTCCTGTCCGCCACCGCCGGCGGTCTTGCCCCGGCGGCGGATGCCACCACCGGCTGGCGCGTCACCGTCGTCGCCGTCGCCAAGTCCGCCACCACCATCGCCTTCCGCGCCGCCACCCTCCGCAGCGCCACGGCACTCTGATAGGCTCCCCGTCCCCGCCCGCCACGCTTCGCGTAGCGATGCGGGCGGGTCCTCCTCTCCCTGTCTCATTGTCTCAAAGTCTCCCCGTCATGGACCCCCTGCCCCCCATCCCCACCTCCCCCGTGCCACCGCCCTCCCCTGGCCCGGTCCGCACCGTGATCCAGCCGGTCACGAAAGTCACCAGCCCCACCGCCCCGGCGGCTGCCCCGGCGGGCGTCGTCACCGCCTTCGATGCCCCGCCCGCCGCCATCGCCGCCGCCCGTGGCAAGGCCGCCCAGGTTCGGAACTCCCTGTCCCAGGCCGTCCGTGCCACGGATGCCGCCGTGAAGGCCATCCTCAGCCTCGATGACCTGGTCTCCGATCCCAAGGCCGCCCAGGCCCTCAGCCTCGAAGGCCTGGACCCGGACACCCTCAAACGCTTCACCAAGGCCGCCCAGCCCCTCCTGGCCTACCTCCAAGCTCCCGCCACGCCATGACGGACCCGGAGCGGTGGCAGGTGTTCCCTGGTCGGTTGACCTGCCGCCGCTCTCTCCCTCCCGCCGTCCTTCCTCATTCCTCATTCTGGTTTCGTCATTCCCACCATGCCCCTCTTCGTCCAGTCCGATCTCGAAGCCCTCATCCCGCCCGAATGGCTGGTCGAGGCCCTCGATGACGACGCGAATGGCACCGTGGACGCCTTCACCGCCGCCCAGACCTGGGCGGAGGACCGCATCAAGGCCAAGCTCGGCCCCCGTTACGGCCTCCCCCTGCCCACCGGCACCGTCATTGACGCCGTCCTGAAGGACATCGCCGTCATGCTCGGTGTGAAAGCCTGCTACGCCCGCCGCCCCTCCACCAAGATCGGCGAGGACCTCGCCAAGGACATCGCCCGCGCCCAGGACGCCCTCGATGCCCTCGCCAGCGGCACCCACCCCCTCTCCCCCGGCCTGGAGCCCGTCAAAGCTCCTGCCGTCATCCTCTCCGAGCCCGCCCGCTCCTACCACGACGGCCTGAACGCATGAAAACGCTCCTTTTCCTCCTCGCTTCGCTCGTCGCACAGCCGCAGAGCCTCAGAGCTTCAGAGCCTCAAAGCCTCAGAGCTTCAGATCCGCAGAGCCGCAGAGTCTCTGTCCTCTGCCCCCTGACATCTGACCTCTGCCCTCTGACCTCTGCTCTCTGCCCTCTGACCTCTGCCATGGACTCCGCCACCATTCTCCAGGCCGTGGAGGACTACCTCCAGCCCCTCCTCGCCGCTGAAAAAGGCCTCCTCACCGTGGCCGAGACCGAGGAGGACGCCATCGAACTCCTCGCCAATGGCCCCGAGAAATGGCGCGTCATCCTCACCATGGACGGAGACGAATCCGCCGAGGAAAACAACCCCGCCGGTCTCGTCAAAGGCACCCTCGTCGCCTGGGTGCAAGCTCCCAAAGGCATGGAGGCCAAGCCAGGCAAAGGCATCCACCGCAGCGGCACCAACGGCAGCCCCAGCTTCATGACCCGCCTCCACTGGGTCATTCGCAAGCTCCGCCTCATGCAGCTCGTCCACGTCGAGGTGGCCTGCCAGGGCCTCGAATACAAAGGCTGGAACTGGCTCAAATTTGAAGACACCGCCGCCTTCCGCACCGCCCGCGCCCGCTTCGAGGTCCTCTTCGCCCACGACGATCCCGCCACCGATCCCGATGGCACCGACCCCATCGTCCTCCCCTCCGCCTTCCGCATCACCGGGGCCGCTGCCGAGTTCTACACCATCAGCCTCAGCGGCACCGCCCACGGCCGCGTCCCCCGCTTCGAGCCTGGCCCCGATGACCCCACCGGCACCGCCACCGGCTACGCCCTCACCTCCGCCCAGGCCGAGTTCTACACCGTCGCCTTCGACGGCCAGCCCCACGGCCGCATCCCCCGCTTCGAGGCCTAACTCGTCTTCCTCCTACTCCTCCTCCCCGGCTCTGGTTTCAAGTTTCAAGTCTGCCATGCGCTCCCTCCTTCTCACCCTCGCCCTCTGCCCGGCCCTCCTCGCCCAGTCCGCCGGGGACTTCCTCTTCCAAAAAAAGAGCAGCACCGGACCCCTCGCCGCCGATTGGGTCACCCCCGGCGCACCGCCCGCCCTCTTCGGCACCACCACCGGCGGGGATGCCGTCTCTTTCGTCCTCGGCGGTGGCCTGGCGCTCTCTGGTTCCACCCTCTCCGCCACCGGCGGAGCCTGGGGCAGCATCACCGGCACCCTCTCCAGCCAGACGGACCTCCAAACCGCCCTCGACGCCAAGCTCTCCACCGCCACTGCGGCCTCCAGCTACCAGCCCCTGGACGCCGATCTGACCAGTATTGCAGCCCTTACCACCACCACCTTCGGGCGCTCCCTCCTCACCCAGGCGGATGCCACCGCCGCCCGTAGCACCCTCGGCCTCGGCTCCCTGGCCACCCAGTCCGGCACCCTCACGGATTACCTCACCACGGCAAGCGCGGCCAGCACCTACGCCCCGCTCGCCAGCCCCACTTTTACCGGCAGCATCACCGCTAATGGCACGGGCGGAGCAATCACCACGATCAACGCCACAGGCATCAGCGTTCTGCGTGCCGGCAGCACCGCAGGCAATGAGCTCGCCTTCCCGGCGCGCAATGGCTCGCTCCGCACTTACCACCTGCCAGACATCAACAGTGCCAACGTAACTTTGCTCGATACCGCCACGGCCGCCAGCACCTACCTGACGCCAGCCGCCGCCGGAGCCGCTTATCAGCCGCTCTCTGCCACGCTCACCACCCTCAGCTCCGCCACGAATGCCGGCCTGGCCTTGATGGATGATGCCACCGCCACAGCACAGCGCACCACGCTGAAAGCCGCCGGCGAGGCCGATGTCTATGATGCGCGCATCATCGCGCAAGTGGCCTATCCGCTCGATGCCATCCCCGGTGCGCTCGCCGGCTGGGGATTGGTCCCGCTCAAAGCATCCGCCGTGGGAGGCAACGCTTTCGACATGCGCCGCACCACGGACAGCGCGACGAGCACCTTCACTTTCAACGCCGGCCGTTCCACTCCAAAAGCCAGCGTCGATTCATGGAAAGGAGCTGAGACCGCTTACAATGCCCGTCGTGGCGTCTTCACACAGATCTACGATCAAGTAGGCACCGCTCATCTCACGCAGGCCACCACCACTGCGCAGCCATCTTGGCTTGAGCTGCCAGATGGCACCATCGTCGCCGCGATGAATGGCGACAACCTCGCCCGCAATGCGTTCTTCAGCATCCCCGATGCGAGCTGGTCGAGTCGCAACCTCACCGTCTATCACGTCATCCGCTCGGCAGAGCGAACTTGGAGTGGCAGCAGCTCAGAGTTGGCGATTAACCATGCAGTGTTTGGCTGGAACAACTCCGCCGGAGGTTATACCGGAACGTCTGCCGCCCAAAGTGGCAATCGGCCAGTCGCTCGCATGTGGTATGGTGGCAGCTTCACCGACATCAATCCTCGCTTCGCGAATGTTGCGACACAAGTCATCGCTGTGCGTTACGGAGCCACCGCCACCACTTACACGCATCACGACGGCACTCGCAGCACGCTTCCTGTGCAGCCTTCGGGCACGCTTAGCAGTGGGGCCATTGGACGGTTAGGTGGTTTTTCCCTTCATTGCTTGCAAACACAGTGGATTGCCACGCTCGTCTATCCTGAGCACGATGACGACCAACTCGCCGCCACTCTTGCTGCCCTGCGCCAACGATTCAGCATGGGCCGATGGACAGCCAACATCGTTTACGACGGCGACAGCATCACAGCCGGGCACGATGAAAGCGAAGGCTTTTTTGATGTCCGATACAAGTCCTGGCCTCAAGAGTGCCACACCGGCCTTGCAGCCAGAAGGACAACGAAGGGCGTCAATCTTGCCATCAGCTCGCAAACTCTCGATACCCTCAACACTGCCGCACCTGACAAAGTGGATACCGCGCTCGATGCGTCCCATGCCTACAACACCATCATCCTCTTTGCCGGCACGAACGACATCAATGCCGGTGCCACCGCAGTCACAGCCATCAGCCGCCTCGATACCTACGTCGCCGCCCGGCGCACGGCCGGCTGGAACCGCATCATCCTTTGCACCGCCATCCCTCGCGAGAATTTCGACAGCGCCAAAAATGCCGCGCTCTCCACCTACAACGACTACATCCGCGCCAACACGCTCGCCGTGGATGCCGTGGTCGATCTCGCCGCATTGAGCTGGTCATTCAGCACCCACTACCAAGGCACCACACCCAATCGCATCCATCCGAATGCCGCCGGTCGCACCCTCATCGCCAACGCCGTCCGCACCGCCATCGAAGCCGGTAGCTTCCTCCCGCAGTGATCCCCAAATCAAAAATCCCAAATCATAAATCGTAAATCCCATGTCCTCCCCCATCAAAAACATCGGCGGTGCCTCCATCTCCTTCGGCACCTGTGAACTCGGCACCACCTTCGGCCAGGTGGAGTCCGCCAGCCTGAAACGCGTGGTCGAAGAAATGGGCATCCCGGATTGCTTCGGCGGCTTCCAAGCCTACCTGCTCATGAACCCCGGCTATGAGTTCGAGCTCACCGCCATCTTCCCCAGCACCGCCGCCCTGCCCGTCGAGGGAGACCCCATCACCTTCCCCGGCGCAGGAGTCATCGGGAACATCATCACCTGGTCCCTCGCCTGGGAGCAGAAAGGCCAGCGCAAGCTCCAGATCTCAGCCAAGCACTGGGACAGCATCGGCTCCAATCCCGCCGTCACGACGCTGAACCCGGCCTAAAATCCTCCTCCTACTCCTCCTCTTACTCCTCCTCCCGCGATCCGGGAGGAAGAGAAAGAGGAAGAGGAGGAGAAAGATTCCAAACCACCGCCCCCATGCAACCGACCCCTCCCAACCTCCCTCCCATCACCGAGCGGGAGATTAGCTTCCACGAGGCCCTCGCCGGCATCGACGCCCGCGAGAAAGCCCAGGTCTCCGGCGGCCCCCGCCACGCCCTCCGCGCCCTCGTCCACGCGGCGGAAACGTTCAACGTTGAACGTTCAACGTTGAACGTTCAAAGTTCAACGTTGAAGGGCCTCCCCCTTCGCTCGGACGACCTCCTCGTCACCCTCTGCCTCGGCCTCCATGCCGAGGCCTTCGGCACCGATCCCCGCGCCGAATGGGCACACGAAAGCACCGCCACCCGCATGCGGGCCATCGCCGCCCTGGCCTTCCTCTTCACCACCCCCGGCCGCGCCTACACCCTCCTCGATGCCGCCACCGATCCCGCCGCCTCCGAGGAGCAGCGCCAGGCCGCCCGCCGCGCCTATCGAAATGAGGTCACCGCCTTCGCCGCCGACTTCGGCCCGGGCGAGATCGAAACCCTCACCCGCCATCTCCTCAAGCTGGCGGGCTTCCACCCCCAGGCGGATGCTGAGGAGGCCGCCTCCCCCGCCGCGGGGGAGCCTCTCCCTCCTTCGCCCCCGGCGCGGAGCTGGTGGCGGGGCCTGGTCCAGCGTGTGGCTGGGTCTTGGCTTATGTCGAGACGCTGGCATCGGAATACCAGCTCCCCCTCGCCAGCATCTTCCGCCTGCCCTTCGCCGCCGGTCTCGCCCTCCTCGAAGCCCGCGCCTGCCGCCTCCACCCCGGCCACGGCCTCAGCTACATCGACCGCGCCATCGTTTCCGCCCGCAACGCCACCCGCCGCCGCCTCCTGACCACCCACCGCCTCGTGACCGCAGAGCCTCAGCGCCGCAGAGGTCAGAGCCTCTGACCTCTGACTTCTGACCTCTGACTTCTGACTTCTGACCTCTGACCTCCATGGCCAACGACCTCCGCTACTCCCTCGGCCTCGACGGCTCCAAATTCGACGGAGCTGTCTCGAAGTCCCTGGCGGGCATCCAGGGCCTCGGCGGAGCCCTTGCCGCGCTTGGCGCCACGGGGGCCTTTCTCTCGCTTCTCAAGGAGGGATTCGAGTTCAATAAAATGATGGGGGATGCGGAGAGCGGCATCGCCAACGTCCTCGCCAAATACAAAGGCCTCAATGCGGAAGCGGCCAAAGGGGAAGCAGCCAAGGCCATGGACCAAATCCGGGAGCTGGAACCTAAAGCTGCCGGCACGATGGAAGACCTTGTCCAGGGATTCACCGCCACACTGGCGGCCTCTCAAGCCGCGGGGCTCTCGGTGGAGCAAAACATCGACCTCGTCGGGAAATTCGCCAATGCGCTCGCCAACACAGGCACCCCGGCAGACCAACTCGCCCAGGAAATGCGGTCGATTATCACCGCGAACATTGGCGCGGATTCCTCACTGGCCCGCACGCTCAATTTGACCAATGAGATGGTAACGACCGCCCGTGATGCCGGAGAGCTTTACCCCTTCCTTGTGGGCATCATCGGCCAGCTCGGCGAGGCGGGAGACACCGCCACCGTTGCCTTCACCAGCCTGCTAAGCGCCATCAAGGCCGCCGCTGGGGCTCTGGCCAAAGGCCTTTTCGATCAAGCCGTCGAAGGCTCCAAAAACCTGACCGAGGCCATCAAGGAAAACCAGTCCTCGTTTGAGGCCATGGGCCAGTCCCTCGCTACGATCACCACCGGAGCTCTCACCCTGTTTGCAGGCGTCAAAAGTGTCATGGAAGGGCTTGGTGCCACCGCCGCTGTCATTGACGATGTTTTCCGCAATGGGACCTCCTGGAGTGATGCCTGGGCCAATGCCCAAAAGGTCCTCCAAGCCGAAATCGACAAGACCGCCGAAAAAGCAGGTAACGCCAACAAGCAACTTCCCGGACCCAATGGTCCCGAGGCGGCCCCCACCGGCAAAAGCGGCTCCGGCGGCGGGGGCAAGACCGCCCAGCAAATGCAGCAGGCACGCGAGCTGCTCCTCATGGAGGTGGCCGCTGCCGATGCCGCCGCCCGAGGGCAGGACAAAAAAGCCGCCGCCCTCCGCCGTGAGCTGGACATCCGCCGGGACATGCAGCGCATCATCGAGCAGACCGGAGCCTCCGAAGAGCAGGCCCGCAAGCTGGCCGAGCGCCTCAACCCCGAAGTCTCCACCCGCGCCGATGGCCGCCGGAAGATCAAGGGCGTCCAATCCTCCCAGTTCATGGGCAGCGCCGGGGGCGGTGGTCTCGACCAGTTCCACAAAATGCAGGAAAAGCGGGAGGTCACCACCGCCGAAATGGAAGCCACCCGCAAAGCCCGCGGCGGCGGCCGTGGCCTGCCCGTGGGCCAAAGCACCGGCTTTGTCCCTGCCTTCCCCGCCTTCCCCCAGCCCCAAAAACAAGCCGCCGCCGTCCTCTCCCAGCCCGCCACCGCCACCGCCAAAGACAGCGCCGCCGGCGGCAATGCCCTCACCTTCCTCAAATCCATCGACGAGTCCCTCAAGTCCCTCAAAGCCGCCTAGTCTCCCCGTCTCCCCGTCTCCCCGTCTCCTAGTCTCCCCGTCTCCTAGTCTCCCCGTCTCCCCGTCTCCCCGTCTCCAAGTCCCCCATGCCCACTCCCACCACCATCCTCGGCACTTACCCCGACGCCACGCCGATCCGCATCGGCTGCCCCGTCGTGGACGAGCCCGCCATGGGCTGGGACACCCTCCGGGAAACGCTCTGGATGCCCTCCCGCACCGCCCTGGCCCGTGGGGCCGTGCGCAGCTACGACGGCGGCACCTTCTACGTTCAGGACCTGAAGGTCGTCGAATACCGCGCCGGATTCCCTGTCATGGAGGTCGTCTCCATGGGCTGGGCCAATGAGACCAAGGCCGCCAAGTGGGACGCCACCGCCAACGTGGCGGAAGATTTGAGCCTGCTCAACCCGGAATATGTCTTCCTCGGCTCCCAGATCACCGTCTGGCGCTGGTCCTTCCCCCGCGTGATCAAGCAATACATCTCGAACGCGGTGCCCAGCATCCCCGCCCACATCGGCGTCCCCAGCGTCCCGGATTACCTCTTCGGCCTTCCCGGCCAGCAATGGGCCATTGGTGCCCTCGGCACCGGCTGGGTAGCCTCCGGCTGGGTGGGAGAAAGCCGCGTCCCCTCCCTCCTTCCCGGCACCGAGGTCTGCCTCGTCACCGATTCCTGGATCTATGACCCCGGCTACCTTGACCGCAACGAATCCACCACCGTCGAGCTCTAGTTTTGTAGTCCCGGCTTCAGCCGGTCCCCCGCCCCCATGAAACCCCCGGACATCCTCGGAGCCCCCGCCGATTCCGCCGCCCTCAAAAACCCGGACGGCTGGCTCGTGAAATACAAGGGCCTCAAAGCCTGGCTGGCGCGGATCATGTGGTTCATCCCCCTGCCAGGCTCCGGCATCTCCGTCGTCATGACGGCGGACGGCCCCCGCTGGAACGCCACCGGGGCCTCCTCCCTCGGCGTCTGGACGATTGATGCCGCCACCCGCCGCATGGTCCCCGGCACCATCGGCGGCATCGTGCCCACCTACGGCGGCGTGGCCCTCAATGCCACCACCCCGCCCACCTTCCCCGGCGGCACCTACTCCGTTTACGCCAAGCTCACCTTCACCACCAGCTTCGACGCTTACGGCTACCTCACCGCCTGGCCGCTCTCCAGCGTCGAGATCGTCACCTCCACCTTCTCCGAGACCGCCAGCGTGAAGCGCGTCCTCCTCACCACCGTGACCGCCGGCGTCCCCGGTGCCCCCGCCGTCAATGGCTCCCTCAATGTCTCACTCTGCGATGCCGGCGCGAACCTGACCACCCTCACCGTCACGTCCTTCTAGCCGCCTCGTCACTCTGGGTCCGTCATTCTGGTTTCCTCATTCTGGTTTCGTCATTCCTCATGGGCACCCGCCGCGTCACCTCCTACGCCGTCCCTGGCGGCCCACCCCAGCGGGCGGCCTACTGCTACGCCCCCGCCTGCTGCACGGGAGCCCAGGCCCGCCCACGCCTCCGCTACCGCGTCACCACCACCAGCGGAGCCGCCCAAAACTGCGGCCTCAACATCCAGAGCCTTGATCCCTCCGCCGCCCCCGGCCGATTCATGGAGATCGAAGGCACCTGGACCCGCACCTGGAAGACCTTTCCCGCCCCCGGCTCCACCGTGGGCTCATGCGCCATGACCTTCACCCGCACCCGCAGCGGGGACCGCACCAAGCGCCTCTCCGAGCTCTGCGGCGGCAGCAATGATGAAACCTCCGATTGCGAAGAGCCCGGAGCCTGCTCCGGTCCCGGCTGCTACTACGAGGACACCCCCGTCGTTTACACTGGCAACGACCCCGTCACCGAGTCCGAAGTCCAGGCCGCTGCCGAGAGTTTCGCCACCGATGTCGTCGGCTCCTGGAGCGCCTGGGCTTTCCAGTGGGGAAACGCCATCAATTCCGCCGGTTCACACCTCGTCTCCTACACCAGCGGCCTTGTCTCCGCCTCCTTCACCCGCAGGACCATAGAAATCGAAGTGCGTGGCTTTGCCCGTCCGCATACCCTCACCTGGCTGGATACCATCACCACCACCGCCACCGGGGCCACCACCACCGAGGAGCGCACCCTGCAGATCACCGGCCCCGGCGTTTACCAGATCGTCATGGACCCCGCCCCCGGCACCTCCCGCTCCATGGGCACCATCCAGGTCACCGTCCCCGCGAACGACTAGCCGCCATGCACCCCCTCACCGGCCGCCTTCTCTGGCTCCAGCTCCATACTTTCGCCCACGCCCTCCCGGAGGGAGACTTCACCCCGGACACCCAGGCCGCCGTCCGCGCCTTCCTCCACGCCTGGGAAGCCAGCATTGACCAGGCCAGCGCCGGCCAATGCCCCTGCTCCTCCCACTGGGCCGCCCTCCGCGATGCCCGCCCCCCCGTCCTCACCAGCCGCCGCGCCTTCTACTGGTGGACATGCGCCATTCACGACGACGTGAACGCCCGCCTCGGCCGCCCCCTCGCCTTCCCCGACCTCCGTCAATAGTCCCCACCCGCCTCCGTCAATCCGGTTAGCCAGGTCATCAAGGCCACCCGTAAGCGCCCTCACCTTCCCCGGTCTCCGTCAATCCGGTCAGCCAGGTCATCAAGGTCACCCGTAAGCGCCCTAGCGTCACGACATCCGCCGAAACACCGCCACCCTCTGGCGCGATGCTTCCCGGACCTCTGCTCTCCCTCTCCGAAACCGACCAGCCCACCCTCGTCTGGTGGATCATCCTCGGCCTCATCGCCCTCGGCCCCGCCCTGCATTCCTGGATCAAGGTCATTGAGTTCTTCAAAGGCAAGAAATTCGATCCCGCCGCCTTCGTGACCCATGCCCAGCTCGCCGCCGTGAAGAGCGAGCGAGACGCCCAGATCGCCTCCACCATCGCCGAGATCCGCCAGGACTTCGACAAGCTCGAAAAGTTCCTCACCGACATCGCCCGCGACCTCCCCGCGATCCACCGAGCCCTCGGCCGCCTCGAAGGCCACGACGAAGCCGATCTCCGCTCCCCCGGCCGCAAGCCCCGGTAAGCCTCCCCGTCTCCCCGTCTCCCCGTCTCCCCGTCTCCCAGTCTCCCCCTCTCCCAGTCTCTCCGCCATGTTCCCCGAAGACCACCGCTACGAAGTCCGCCGCTTCCTCTACTCCCGGCCCACCGTGGCCTCCGATGCCTCCACCATCCGCCACGGCCTCGCCCGCTGGGGCGTCCAGCTCACCGAGCACGAAATCGCCGGAGCCGCCATGTTCCTCGCCGGGCTGAATCCGCCCCAGGTCCAGATCCACAAGGCCGCCCTCGGCTCCTCCCAGTCCTACCAGATCACCTCCGCCGGCCAGCTCGCCTACGAGCGCAACGAATAGCTCCCCTCCATTCCTCCATTTTCAGTTCCTCCCTTCTCAGTTCCACCATTCCACCGCCATGAAACCCACCACCCTTCTCGCCCTCACCACCGCCCTCCTGGCCTCCTGCTCCTCCCTCGACAAGCAGCTCGCCAAATACGACCTCACCACGGCGGATGTCATCGCCGCCACCCTCGCCACCAAAACCGATCTCCAGGCCCGCCAGTCCGCCAACCGCGCCGCCGCCAAAAACCCCGTCTCCGTCCAGCCCTGACGCCCCTTTGTGGCGCGGTCGAGGGATGCCTGAAGCCGCAAGGCCCAGGCGGGTTTCGTAGTGGTTCCCCGAATGCCATCCCTTCACCGCCCCGCAGCCCGCCAGATCCGTGATTCGTCCCACGATCTGGCAGCGGCGGGAGGCCTGAAGCCGCAAGGCCCAGGGTCCGGGTTTTCCTGCTTTCCCCGGTCGCTCACCTCCCGCCGCTCTCTTTCTCCCTGTCTCCAAGTCTCCCCGTCTCCAAGTCTCCCCGTCTCAAAGTCCCCTCTTCTCCCATGAAACCCTCCTGGCGCTCCAAATTCTTCGCCTCCGGCGGAGCCTTCATCGTCCTGGCCTCCACCGCCGCCGCCCTCCTCGATGACAACCCCGCCACGAACCCTGACTGGGTCCTCCTTGGCGGAGCCCTCGCCGGCTTCCTCGGCTTCCTCTTCGTCAAGCCCCCCGGCCAATGATCCCATGGACACCTCCCGCCAAATCCTCAACGAACTCGAAAAAGCCATCCTGGAAATGAAGGCGGGACTCTTCACTCGCCGCGATTTCACCCGCCGAGACCGCCGCGCCCGCCAGTCCTGGTTCCTCAAACGCCGCCGCCTCGGCTGATTCCTCATTCGTCCTTCCTCATTCGTCATTCCCATGCCCCTCCCCCTCGCCACCGCCCGCGAAATCACCGAGGCCAAGCTCAAAACCCTCCGCCCCGAGACCCAGCGCAAAGCCCGCGCCTGGCTCGCCGCCTGCGAAGCCGCCGGGCTCCTGATCTACATCTATGAGGGGCACCGCACCTGCGCCCGCCAGGCCGAGCTCTTCAAACGCGGCCCCGATACCACCCGCGCCGGTCCCGGCCAGTCCATGCACCAGTATAAGCTGGCCTTCGACTTCGTGCCCCTCGTCCCCGCCAAAGCCGCCGGCATGTTCCAAGCCGCCTGGGGACACAAGGACGAGGCCAAGCTCTACCGCGCCGCCCACGCCCTCGCCGCCAAACACGACCTCCGCCGCCTCACCTGGGAAACCCCGCACCTCGAAGACGCCAGCTTCAAAAACTGGCAAGCCGCCCGCGCCGCCTTCGGCGATCCCTGCCGCCCTTGACTCCTTGACCAGGCCTTGACCCCTCCCCGCATGAAAGCCGTCGGAAAAATCGCCAACCTCCCCGCCCGCATCCGCGAGGCCCTCAACCGTCGCCTCCACGACGGCCAGCCCGCCTCCGTCATCCTCCCCTGGCTCAATGCGGTCCCCGAGGTCATTCAGGTCCTCAACGAACGATTCAACGGCGAGCCCGTTTCCGACCAGAACCTCTCCAACTGGCGCACCGGCGGCTTCCTCAAGTGGCAGACCGAATCCGCCGAGATCGAGAAGACCAAAGACCTGGCCGCCTTCTCCGCCGAGCTGGCCGAGGCCGCCGGGCTCGGCATCTCCAAGGCCGCCAAAGCCCTCGCCGCCGGCCGCATCATGGCGAAGCTCCAGACCGCCGGGGAGGACATGGACCTCGAAAGCCTCCTCGGCCTCACCAAGGCCGCCAAAGACCTCCACGCCGCCGACATCGCCGAGGCCGGGCTCAACCTTGACGAACGCAAGGCCGACCAGAAGGACAAGGAGCTGGACCTCAAAGAGCGCCAGTTCCAGCTCCGCTTCGTCGCTGGCTTCGAGGAGCACGCCAAAAACGCCGAAGCCATCCGCCTCGCCACCGATCCCACCGTCCCCAAGGAAATCAAAACCGAGCAGCTCCGCCTCATGCTCTTCGGTCCGCGTCCCGCCAGCCCCGTCAATCCTGTCACCCCGGTCAATTAGGTCCTCATGGAGCCCCCGAAACCCATCATCCAGTTCACCCCGCCCCAGGAGGAAGTCTTCTGGAGCACCCACCGCATGCTCTGGATGCTCTGGCGTCGCCAGTTTGGGAAATCCTTCCTCTTTGGCTCCAAGGCCGTGGACCGCTGCCTCCAGATCCCGGACCACATGGTCTGCTTCGTCTCCGGCTCCATCCTCATGGGCGGGGAAATGATCGAAAAGGAGGCCCTCGTCTGGCGGAAGCTCCTCGATGCCCAGCGCGTGGCCGCCCGTGCCGCCGGGAAGAAGATGACCACCAATGGCGAGGACGACAAAGGCCACACCCTCGACGTGGACGCCATCGCGGACCTCTTCGAGCACGCGAAGCTGGAATGCACGATCTGGCATTCAAACACCAATTACTCCCGCACCCGCGTCCTCAGCCCCAACCCCCAGACCGCTCGCGGCTTCTCCGGGGACGTGCTCGGGGATGAGGTCTGCTTCTGGCCGGACTTCCGCGCCACGATGGACGCCGTGGAGCCCATCATCTCCCGGAATCCCGGCTGGATCATGTGGCTAGCCTCCTCCCCGCCCGCCGATGACAGCCACCCCACCTATGAGCTGCTCCTGCCTCAGCAGGACGCCTGGCCCGCCAATATCCGGGGAAACTGGTATCGCACGAACACCGAGGACGGTTCCGAAGGCTACCCCGTCCACCGCGTCGATGCCCATGACTCCCTCCTCGCCGGCGTCCCCCTCTACTCCCTGAAAACCGGCCAGCCCATCCCCG